GCGATGACCTTGCGCTTCACATCCACCGGCCAACTGTCGACCCAGCGATCCACCGACCAAGCGGCTGCCAGGTGCACGAGGAAGGGCTCGGGGCAGGTCCATGGATCCCAAAGCGCGCGCAGCGGGATCTCGACGCGCTCGATCTCCGCGGCCGCTACGGCGGTGCTTCGCTCCAGTGGAGTGGCATTGTCCGGAAGCATGTGACGGCTAGGCATCGGCGGCATCCACAGCGGCGGTTACGTCGATCGCGGTGCAGGTCGCGGCCTGTTCCGCAGTCAGAATGATGTCGTCCGGCGGCTCGCTCAGGACCACATGCTCGACTCCCTCCACGTGCAGTAGGGCGGTCAGGGCCGTGCGCCACACCGAGACGCCTTGGCGCTGCAGGCGGTAGACGTACGCTTGCACGCGTGCGATCGCGGCATTGACCGCTTCGGCCTGGCCAGGCCCGGCGCTTTTCATGAAGAGCTTGGCCGTCACTTGGAACGGGACAATCTGCGACGATTGCACGATGACCTCATCGCACAGGGGAACGATGGTCTCGATGTCGAGCGCCGCCCGTACCTTTGCGAGCAGGTCCGCGTCCGCGGTCCCGTCTCCATTGCGCGAAAGCACGGAGACCACCACCTGACACGGATTGGGCGATATGGCACTGACGTCGGCGATCGCGCCATCGGCCGAGCGGGCGTGGTAGAGATATGCGCCGCGCGGCCCGGCCACCGACATGCCCTCGAAGGCTTCGGGGACCCGCTGCCGTAGTGAGTCGTTGGTTTCGTAGATGGCCGACACGGGCGGAAATACCGTGTCGTCGCCCGGCGTCACGAGAAGCCGCTTGACGTTATGCCGGGCGGCCAGGTTATCGAGGTCCGCGCCCAATGCAGTGGTAACCAGCACGCCCTTCGCGGCTTCGTTGACGCGCTGGCGCCACGTCAGCTCGCGTAGCGCGTTCTCCTGCAGCAGGATGGTCAACGGTTCGGATTCCAGCGACAAGGCGGCTTCCACCGCATCGCGCATTTCGGGTGGGACCTGGGCAAGAAGCGCGGCCTTGCGGCTGGCCAGAATGGTTTCGTAGTCGATCGCCTCCACTACGTCTGGAACGGGGAGCAGCGATAGATCGATCGGGGTGGACGCGGCGGCCATCGTTATTGCCCTACAGGTGCGGTCGCGGTGAAGGGTTGAACCCGGCCGTCGATATCCGCTTCGCCCTCGACGGTCAGCGCATAGGCGCCCGGGGTGTCAGGATCCACAGTCGCCGAGACGCGCTTTACCTGTACGCGGGGGTCCCAGGTCATGATGGCCGTCGCGGCGATCGCGTAGACACGCAGCAACGTCGCTTGGTGGCCGGGTTGGTCGATGAGGTCGGGGACCACACTGCCGAATCGGCGCCGCTGCACACGGGACCCGATCATGGTGGTCAAAATCTTGGTGATTGACTGCGATAGGTGGTCTATCCCGCTCACCCAGCGGCCGGTGGCCGCATTCATGCCGGCGTAGCTCATTTGTTCGGTCCGTCCGTGTTCGATCCGCCGCGCTGGACGCCGCCGTGGTCGTGGGTGTCAAGCACGACGCCATTGCTCGACAGTTCGCCCTGGGACTGGATGAAATCGCCTTGTATCGAGGTCTTGTTGCCCTTGCTGTTCGTGCCGCTCATGCCGGCCTGATAGGTGAACAGATCCTCGACAACCACCTTGCCCTTGAATACCGTCAGCGGGCAGTCGACTTCCGTGAGCTGAGAGACCTGCAGCGTGGCGGTGGTTATGCCGGTGGCAGTCAACGCGCCGCTGGCGAAGTCGTACTCGATCCTGGCGCCGTCCGGATACTGACGGACATGCTTGTTCGGGCTCGTCGACGGAGCGTCCTGGCCTTCGCTATACAGCGACATCAGGACAATCGCGCCAGTGAGATCACCTTCCGGGCAGAGCAGCAGCACCTGCTCGCCAACGGTGGGCGGATCCCACGTCACCGACGTGCCGGCGCGGCCTACCTGCCAGACGATCCAGTCGGTCAGGATGTCGCCGGACCGCACACGTACCGATTTCTGGTCGTAGTCGATCTGATCGACGTTTCCGACGCGGAACAGGTTGGAGATAAGGCGGAGGATTTCGGCGGCGTCCATATGCCACCTATGTTGCCGGCGCATCCTCGCGCGCGCACGAAGTCGCGGTTGTGAATGGCCCTGCTACGTGTCGTTGCCGGCCAGGTGCCGCAGTAGTGAATCCTGCACGGCGTCTAGATCCGCGTCGGTCAGGCCCAACAGCACGCGCTGCGGGTATCGGATTGTCTTGCCGCCGCGGTCGACGCGATCGGTGAGGCCGTCTTGGTGCACGCGGGCAATCCGGGCCGCGCGACCGATAAACCCGACCGTCAAGTCAGTCGGTGTGGCAGAAGTGCGCAGGAACTTCGACGTCCGCAGCCGCGAGAACATTGCACGCTTGCGGATCGATCCTTTTTTCGATGCCCGCCTCGGCTTGCGAGGCTCGTAGGGCGATCCGTCGGGATTGGTCTGGGTAGCGATGCGCCGCGCCTGGGCTTTGCGGAGATCCGCGGCGACCTTCCGATTTACCTTGCGCTGTTCGGCAGGATCCAGCCGTGCCAGAAGGCTATGAGCCCAGGCCGCGATGTGTTCGAGGTCGCTCACAGCACGGGATCCCATTTGTGGATGGGGAGGACGGCGATCTGCCTGTCTTCGAACCACACCGCCATGCTGCCATCTTCCACCGGCATATCAGGGCTCACAGGCTCCGGCAGGTATGCGACGGTGACCCGGCGGTCTTCGCCCACCGACACGCCGACGCGCTCGGTCAGGTCAACTTCGATCTCTACATCGACGGTGGTGTGATTGTTGAAGTCGACTTCGAAACGGATAGCATCGGCGCGATGCACCGGATTGTCGAAGATGTCGGGCTGATTTCGGCGCAGCCATACCAGCAAAGGAACCATGAGTGCTTCGGGCTCGCTGGCGTAGTCCACCGCGATCACGGTCAGCGTGTAGCGGTACTCGTGTGACAGGGAGAGCGTGCCCGTGCTGACGAGTTTCCCCTTGCCAACGAATATTTCGAGCTTATCAGGATCAGCCTGAAACTCGGGCAGCGCCTGGGTCAGGAACGCGCGAAGGTCAACGGGCTTTCTCATTGGCCTGCTCCGACTGGCACTTCACGATGATGTCCACGCGCGCGGCGCAAACGGCCCAATCATTTTCGGCCCGTTCCAGTTGCAGATTGAGGTCCCCTGTCGTCAGGGGGTTGCTCGCCGACAGCGTGCAGGGGCTGATGACTGGACAGGTACTCGGAATAGGCGGCAGATCCGGTGATGGCTGGACGCTGGCGCAGCCGGATAATAGTGTCAGGCAAAGGCTGATCAGCCCAATGCTGTAGTTCCGCGGTGTCATGTTGAAGCTTCCGTATGTCGATCTCGCGTTGAGAAAGCGCGCCGCGCAACTGGTCCTGACTGCGCTGCAGATCCTGGGCGTTCTTGTTGGCAAGGTCCAAGGCATGAGAGATGTCGCTGATCCGTTTGGCTACCGTTGCCGCGTGCTCCTGCAGGCCGCTGATAGCCTTGTCCTGGGCGGAGATGGTCTGATGCTGGGACCACGCGCAGTAGGCGAGCAGCGCAATCGCCAGATAGGGGCCAAATCGTTGCAGCAGGGCCATCGCCGCGGCGCTCATGCCGCCACCTCTTCACCGTGCATGGTTGAGAAGCGTGCAAACTCGCGCGCCAGCTTCACGTCATAGAGGTTGCTGGCATAGTCTGCGCCGTTATAGCCCCTGGCGAAGGCGGTCCACTTCTGGCCGCGCAGCGCGGTCAGGAGCGCGCCATTGACCTGCAGGAAACGCACAAAGGCGTCGAGCTGGGCACCTTCGCTAGACTGCTGCCGCTCCACGAATTCCGTCACGCTGGCGTATCCGAGGTTCTCCCAGTGGTACCCCATGATTTGGAACAGGCCCCAGCTAGCCGACGCCAGGGCGGCGCCTTCGTGGATTCGCCGTGCGATCGCCAGCCGGGCGTACTCCGCCGCGCCGCCCGCATATCCGCCGCGTTCGCGGCTCAGCACGCTGACAGGGGCGGCGAGGATGGCGGGATCAATCCCCGCCGAGTGGAGCTGTTCCCAGAAAACATGGCGCTCGAAGAGGATGACGGCGCGTCCGTCCGGCAGAAAGCCAGATCCGCGCGACTCCACACTGTTCACCGCCTTGATGGCCGCCAAGGGCACGCCCAGCGTATCGGCAGCGCGCAGCAGGTCCTGCTCTTGCAGCAGTCGGCCCGTATTCGCGCCGGCTAGGTAGGCGCGGGTTTTCGGGCCGAATATGCCGTCCTGCACCAGGCCGCCCCGGGCTTGCGCGCTGCGCACCGCCTGCACCGTCGCGTCGTCGTAGACGCCATTGCGCGGGGCCTGGAAGCCAGCGGCCGCGAGCAGCTGCTGCATGTCGCTCACGGCACGGCCGGTCGCGCCCCTGGTAAGAATATCAGCCATCAACGGCACTCCGAAGTAGATGCGCAAGGTTGCCCCGTGAAGCCATGGCCGCGCGCCATAACGTGACGGCAATGACCAGCTCGGAAGGCGACACGGGCTCGACGTAAAGCAGAATCCCCGCCGCCCGGCAGGCCAGCGCGCCGACAAGGATCGTGACAGCGGCGGAAAGGCCATGCCGATGGCGCGAGCCGTTCGGGCGAAAGCAAAGCAGGCGCAGTGCCGTGGCAAGGTAGACGAGCACGGCGGCGGTCGGCACGGCGTGCAACAAGGCGGTGACGAGGCTCTCGATCAAGGCTTGCTCCCCAAGGATCGGATAAACGCGCCGATGTCGAATTGATCGATACGGGCAAGCACCGTCAGCGAGATCGGAACCACCATCAGGGCGCCGACGAATGCCGCTGTGAAGGACTGATCGATGATGGTCTTGCTGATGATCTCCGGCGCCATGAAATAGCCACAGATGGCCGAAATCACGAAGGTCATGGCGCGCGTCCAGGCGCGTACGTCCTTTTTCGTGCTGGCCACCACCGCGGCACCCATGAAGGCCCCGAAAACCGCCGTGGCGTCGACGTAGGGCAGCAGGAGCGCCAGGGATAGACCGGCAGAGGTCGTTACGGCGGTGGCCGTGAGGGTCGAAGGTTCGGCCATGGTTCAGTCCCAGAGTTTGACGGACGGTGTCGTCGCGGGGGTGGATTGGACTTGCGGAAGGTCCACGGCGGTCCCTTCGGGCAGCACCGGCCCCAGCTCGGCCAGGCCGGGATTGCGGTCAAGGGTCGCTTCCACGAGTCCCGCGGTGATGCCAAAGGCGCGATAGCAAATGGCGTCGACGGTGTCGTATTGGCGGGCATAGACGATCATCAGATCAGCTCCACCGTGCTACGGGCAGCCCCGACCAGTTGGCGTGCCGCCCACCGGCCATTACGCCGATGTTCGTCAGGGGCCTCATGCTGCAGCTCGGACTTCTTCAAACCCGACGCCGCCGTGTCGTAATCGACGTAACGCTCAATCAGGTCGGCGGTGGCGAAGGCGTACACAGCCCTGGTGTACAGGTAGACCAGTCGGCTCACGTTGCCCACCTTGGGCGCCACGATGGCGGCAAGGCTTGTGGCGCCCGCTGCCGCCTGCTGCGCGGCCCAGGCCGCGACCGGGCCGTCCATGTTGACTTCCAGAATCGCAGCCGCGAGCGCATGGGCGAGCCGCTCCGGTGTCACGGTGCCATCCAGGCGCATCGTGCGCCGGGCAACCTCAACATCAATGTCTGGCCACCAGCCATCGTTCTGCACGGTGGCGATGGGCTCAGGGCTCGGCGAAGGGGCGGCGGCGAGAAAGGGCATGGGCTTTGATAAAGACGGCGGTGGGGGGGGCGTCCGGGATCAGTCAAGAACCTTCAGCCCCCCGCCGCCGTGCGCGCGGGGCACTCGTTAGCCGGCGGAACCGGCGAAACTGTTCAGGCGGCTTTGCAGGCGCTCGATCTGCTTTTTCACGCCGGCGGCCGGATTCAGCTCCGTCGCCCGCGTGAACTGCGCGAGCGCGCGCTCGGCATACGCCTTGGTGTTCTCCGTCAGATCGTCGCCGCACAGCTGCAGCAGCGCCATCCCCATTGCCTTGTGCAGCTTGGCGCGGGCCTGGTCGGGTGCGTCGTGGCCGTGGGTCAAGCGTTCGGTGGTGTCGGCGATCTCGTACATCAGCTTGGAGTCGCTCACCTTCCCGGCCAGCAGCGCGCCGCCAATCTCGTCGATAAGGGTGGTCTGTACGTTACGCGTGTAGCGCACCGGCAACTGAACACCGTGGGCGATGAGATAGGCGCCAATCTCCAAGGCGCGCGCGAACCGGCCGACGTCGATGTTCCAGACGCAGAGCGTGGCGACCACTTCGTCCTGCGCGCCGGACCCGCCCAGCAGAACCCCGTCGATGTAGTCGTCGTACTCCGCTACCAAGGTAGCCTTGACCTCGATCTTGCGCTCGATGGACTGAATATCCTTCAGGCGCCGCATGTCGGTCAGCAGCTTGGCAAGCATCTGATCGTAGATGGTGCCCGAGGCCAGCACCTTGCCGGCTTGGGCAGAACCTGCAATCAGCTTCGCAAGCTCACGCTCGCGGTGGCGTTGCGCAGGGCTTCGCATGTCACTCGGCCTCGGTCAGCTCGATGTTTTCGGCCAGCGCACCGAAGCCGTAGTCTTCCACCACGTACGCGTCGTTCGAAGACTCGTAGAACTCGATGCGGCTGCGCTCGGGCGCTTCCTTCACATGGCTGCGCCGGGCGCCTTCCTGCCAGTACAGCGACAGGTTTTCATACGCGGTGATCAGCACGCCGCCGGGGATGAAGAACGGCACGGTGACCGCCGGCAGGCCGCCCAAGCGCTTCGTGCTCATGATCGTATCGACCGCGACCTTTTCGGTAGCCTTGTCGCTCGTGTTCACCAGCGGGAAGTACTTATCGTGCAGCAGCCCGCTGCCGACCATCGCCACCAGGCGCGTGTCGTCGCGATACCAGGGGTCCAACAACTGGCGCATGTCGTAGACCAGGGCGTCCAGGTTGCCATAGTCGCCGCCGACACCGATCGTGATCTTGCCGGAACCCTGCACGATCTCCTTCATGACGCGATCCGGCGCGTTTTCGCGGTAGTGCTGCAGCCAGCCCTTGTTCACGTCCTGCAACAGCGGATTGGTCGTAATGTTGGTATCGGCCGCGATGCTGGTGCCATTGAAGCCGATCATGATGCGGTCGAGCTGTTGCCGCGTGACACGCACGCCCGTGACGCGGATCTGAAAGTCCTTGAACTTCGCCCATGCATCCAGCTGCGAATACTTGATGTGCGTGTCGAAGTTGGTTTGCACGCAGTTGTAGCCGTTCGGGTCGATGGACGTCAGATCCCGGGTCACGCGCGGGCCGTTGTCGGTGTTGGTTCGGCTGGAGGCGGGGCCAGCCACGCCAAGGCCCAATTTCGAACCCTGCTGTTCCTGTACCCCCACCATGTTGATGCGGGTCAGGAACTGGCTGCTTTCCTGGATCTTCGTTTCCAGCGTCTGCTGAACGCTCGGGTCGACGCTGAATTGCTTGGTGGCGTCCTCGACGCCGTTCAGCTCGGCCAGGCGAGCCAAGTAGCTGTTGAAAACGATGCGAGTGGGGTTACGCATGGTAGCGGTAGTCCTGTATGGATTGGTGTGATCGACGGTCGGGGTGTGGTGTGTCCTGCTCAGCTCAGCAATCGGCCCGCATGGTGTCGTCGGCGCCGGTGGCCGGCTGGCGCTGCGTGAACTGGCGAGGCGTCTTGTCGAGCAGCGCCTTCAGCTCGTTGAACGCTTCGGCCTTGACGTAGCCCGTGGCGAATTCGTCCAAGCGCTTGGTCAGTTCGCCGATCTGCTGCTCCGCGGCAGTCAGCGCACTGGTGAAGTGCTGTGCCAGTTCAGTCACCGCTTCGTCAACCTGCTTGAACTGCGTGGCGTCTCCGGCCCTGTTGCGGGCCAGGATGTCGCGCACGCGCTGGAACAGCTTGGGCGCTTCGTCGTCAGCCTTATCGCCGAAGTCCAGGGCCGTTTCCAAGGCCGAGCTGAACAGGCATTCCGCCGAGGTCTTACGCAGCGCCAACGGGTGTTTGTCCGGATGTTGGGCGCAGAAGGCGAGCACGTCGGTGCCCAGGCTGGCCGGCGTATCGGTCACGGCCAGACCGGTGAGATAGGCTTTTCCAGTCTTGGCGAAATTCGGGTTGACCTCGATCGAGGTGTAGATCTTCTGACGCGATTTGGTCAGCTCGACCAGCTCCGGCGTTGGATCGATCTGGACCTGCAGCTGCAGCTTGCCGTCGACCTCGACGGTTTGCGCCGCCGTCACGTCGCCATAGGCGCGGAAGACGCTGCCGGGGTAGATGCTGAGCTGATGCTCGATGGAGACCCGCGCGCCGTACGTCTTGCGGTTGTAGGTCTCGGCGATTTGTTCCAGCCAGGCGCGCTCGATGACGCGGCCATCGGTGGTCTGGCCTTCGGTGGCGACGGTGAACCATTTCGGCATTTGCTTGCTCACGAGTGGGTGGTACGGGTGTTTGAACGAGTGATGCCATGGTGGCCCTCGTGCCGCCGCCGATCAATGCGCAGAAACCGTAACGATCTCAGGTACATACGGCAGTCTCACGCGCGCGCGGGAAATTCCCTCAGCATGGCGGCATGTTAGAAATTGGCAACGATCTCGAACCCCGCCGCGTTGCGCGATCCCTGTATTTCCAGGGATGGCGCATATCGTCGATCGCGCGGCACCTGGGCGAGAAGCGAACCACGGTCCAGAGCTGGAAGGCGCGCGACAAGTGGGATGCGTCATCGGTGGTCGAGCGGGTGGAAACGTCGCTGGAAGCCCGCATGATCCAGCTGATCGCCAAGGAGAAGAAGGAAGGTTGCGACTACAAGGAAATCGACCTCCTGGGCCGGCAGATAACGCAAATGGCCCGGGTGCGCCGGTACGACGCCGGCGGCAATGAGGCGGACTTGAATCCCAACCTCGAACGGCGCAACGCGGCGCCGAAGTCCAAGCCGACCAAGAACGCGTACACCGAGGCGCAGAAGGACAAGCTATTCCAGGCGTTCAAGGAATCGCTTTTTGACTACCAGAAGGTGTGGTTCCGCAACGGCGATCAGCGCACGCGCATGATTCTGAAGTCGCGGCAGATCGGGGCGACCTGGTATTTCGCCCGCGAGGCATTCATCGACGCCCTGACCACAGGCCGTAATCAGATTTTCATGTCGGCGTCCAAGGCGCAGGCGCACGTCTTCAAGCAGTACATCATCCAGTTTGCCCGGGAGCATGCGGATCTCGATTTGAAGGGCGATCCGATCGTATTGCCGAACGGCGCAACGCTGTATTTCCTCGGGACCAATTACCGCACCGCACAGAGCTATCACGGAAATCTGTATCTGGATGAGGTTTTCTGGATACCGAAGTTCGCGGAGCTATACAAGGTCGCCAGCGGCATGGCGATGCACAAGCAGTGGCGTAAGACCTACTTCTCTACGCCGTCCAGCATGGCGCACGAGGCGTATCCGCTTTGGTCGGGCGCCGCATTCAATAAACGCCGCGCCAAGGGCGATCAGAAGATCATCGACGTGTCGCATGCCGCGCTCGCCGATGGCAAGCTGTGCAACGACAAGATATGGCGGCAGATCGTCACGATCCTGGACGCTGAGAAGGGCGGCTGCAATCTCTTCGATATCGACGAGCTGCGGGACTTCGAGTACAGCCCGGACCAGTTCGAGAACCTGCTGATGTGCAATTTCATCGACGATACGGCGTCGGTGTTCCCGCTCACGTTGCTGCAGGGCTGCATGGTCGATAGCTGGCTGACCTGGCGCGATGTTCAGCCGCTCGTGTTGCGCCCCTATGGCTATAACCCCGTCTGGATTGGCTATGACCCTTCCCATACTGGCGATTCGGCCGGGTGCGTGGTCATCGCGCCACCGGTCGGTCCCGGCGGGAAATTCCGCATCTTGGAACGCCATCAATGGCGGGGGCTGACCTTCGCGCAGCAGGCGCAGAAGATCGAGGATCTGACGAAGCGCTATGCGGTCGCACACATCGGCATCGACGTGACCGGCATCGGCCAGGGCGTGTACCAGCTCGTGAAGCAGTTCTTCCCATCCGCCCGTGCGATCCACTACTCGGTGGAGGTCAAGACCCGCCTCGTGATGAAGGCGGGCGACGTGATGCGCACCAAGCGCCTGGAGTTTGACGCCGGCTGGACCGACATCGCGCAGTCATTCATGGCGATCCGCAAAACGATCACGGCCAGCGGTAAGAACGTCACCTATGCCGCAGGTAGGTCTGAAGAAATCAGCCACGCCGATCTTGCCTGGGCGTGCATGCATGCACTCGATAACGAGCCGCTCGAAGGCGAAACGAGCACAAACCGAAACGTAGTGGAGATTTTCTGATGAACGTAATGGACAACGCCCAACCGATCGCGGTTCAGGACGCGGCGCCCATGCCGGTGGCTTCGTTGGCCGCCGGCGTGCAGGCGTTCACGTTCGGCGATCCTGAGCCGGTCATGCACCGCCGAGAGATACTCGACTATATCGAATGCTGGAATAACGGCCGGTGGTATGAGCCGCCGATCAGCTTTGCGGGGCTGGCGAAGTCATTTCGCGCGAGTACACACCACAGCTCGGCGATTTTCTTCAAGGCCAACGTTCTTGCGTCCACGTTGAAGCGCAACCCTTACGTGTCACGGTCCACGATGAAGCGGTTGGCAATCGATTTCCAGGTCTTCGGGAACGCCTATCCCAGCAGGGTCTTGAGCGTGACTGGAAAGCTGCTGGGGGTGGACGCGCAACTGGCAAAGTACGTGCGCCGCGGCATTGATATGGAGTCCTATTTCTTTGTGCCCGGTTATGGTCAGGAACACCGCTTCGATGACGGCACGGTCTTCCAACTGATCGACCCCGATATCAATCAGGAGGTCTATGGCCTGCCCGAGTATCTCAGCACGCTGCAATCGGCATGGCTCAACGAATCGGCGACACTGTTCCGGCGCAAGTACTACAACAACGGCAGCCACGCTGGTTTCATCCTGTATATGTCGGACGCCTCGCAGAGCCAGGAGGACATCGACAACGTGCGCGCGGCCATGAAAAACGCGAAGGGTCCGGGCAACTTCCGCAACCTGTTCATCTACTCACCGAATGGCAAGAAAGACGGCGTGCAGGTCATTCCGGTCAGCGAAGTTGCAGCGAAGGATGATTTCTTCAATATCAAGAACGTCACGCGTGACGACATCCTTGCTGCCCACCGCGTGCCGCCGCAGCTGATGGGGATCGTCCCAAGCAACACCGGCGGCTTTGGCGCGGTGGTGCCAGCGGCGGAGGTGTTCGCCGTCAATGAGATCGAGCCCATGCAGACGCGGTTCACCGAGATCAACGAATGGCTGGGCGTCGAGGCCTTCGTGTTCGAGAAGTACCAAATCGAGGCCAGCGAAAAGAAGTCGGCGTAGCGCAGCGGCCGGCCTTACTCGGTCGTGGCCGGCGGCTTCCCATCGACATAGCGCCGGTTGCGCTCGCTTCCCACCGCGCCCGTGCCGTCGCTGGGATTCAGCAAATCACGTGTCCAGCCTTCGCGTTCGACCACGCAGGGCTCAGCGTCCAGTAGCTGCATCAATTCCTGCCAGACTTCCTCAAGGCATCCGACCGGGCGCGGTACGCCGGCGCGCAGCTGGTGCACGCGCAGGACTGTCGCGCGCAGCCGCTTGATTTCGCTGAGCAGTGCGTATACATCCCGCCAGACCGCAGCCTCCTGGAATGTGCGGCTGGCGATCTCGGGCAATGGCCGATAGCGCGCCTGGATCTGGCGCAGGTCCTCAGCGGTAAGCGGGCGTCGAAACGGCATGGCAGAGCATAAATACTGTATGGATATACAGTATAGCGACTCACCGTACCAAGTGATAAATCAGGCAGGCCACGCCCGCCAGACATAGCAAGGCGGACAGCCACCCGATGCATTCCGCGATGGGAAACCAACGCCCAGCGGGATCGGTGCTGCGATTGCTTACCGTGGTGAGACCGCTCCATGTGACCGTGCCCCGCAGATCTCGCGCGCGCCCATCCGCGTCCACGGCACGTTTCTGGTAGCCAACGCTGTTCAGATAGAAATCCAGAACGGCAAACACTAAGCCAAACGTAAATAGCAGCAATGCTGCCTTGAGCGCGCCGGTAGGTTCGCCGCTGAGCAACGTCGCTGCGCCGGCGACACCGCCGCCGTTTACGATGGCAAGATGCTTCACCGTCTCAATAGTCCATTCTGCCTGTAGCTCCCATTGCCGTGCGGAATATGACTTCCAGAGGCCAATCGCGTCGGTGCAAGCATCATCGAAATATCGAAGCTGCGTCTCCAGCTGGTCCGGCATGATCCCGGGATACTCGGTCAGGCAGTGCTCAGCGAAGGCGGTGAACTTACGCGGGTCTTTGCCTCGTTCGACAGCCCATCGGTGAGCTGCCGCTTTAGCTTCGCGTGGGGGTATTGCGGAGTTCATTTTTTTGTTGGTCGTGGGGGTATATCGGGTCGGTGGCGTCGGGCCTCTCGTAGCGAGAGTTACCAACTTCTTGGCGCACCGGGTGCCAAGTGAAAGCAAACTCCGGCAGGCCGGCGCCTAGGATATCGCGCGCTCGTTCCGGCGTGGTCGCACGATCGAGCCATTCAAGCGCTAAATCCGGTGGCAACGCTACTGGCCGCCGATCATGGACATCGACCATGCCACCACGCGCGTCGTTGGTGACAATTGCCATGCCATTTTCCTTGCCGTGCGCGCGCCCTGGGCGCCATGCGGTGACCGCGGCCAAGAATAGGGCGTCGTCATTGGCGTGACGGATGTAGTAGGGCTGTTTCGGCCCTTTTGGATCATCCGTCAGCCACTTCCATTCGTACCAGCCGTTCGCCGGGACGATAATCCGCCCGCCTTCCTTCATCAGCCAGTTCCACGGCCAGCGGCCGGCCGCGATAGTTTCGATCTTGGCGTTGCTGATGGGCTGCCGAGTCCAGTTCTTGGGCTTGTAGCCCCAAACGATGCGTTCGACCTGGATGGTGCCGTCCTGGAATTCGTGGAAGGCCATCGGTCGGGTTCCTGGCGGGATGTTGTAGCGCGGCCCAACAGGGTCGGGGGGGAATAGTTCCCCCGCCCGGGGCGCTCGAATCAGCGTTTCCAGGTAGTCATCGGGATTGCTTTTTTGGACGATGCGGCCGCACACGGCGTGCTCTCCTGAAGGTGGCGTCCTACCCCATCGTAGCTCGGTGATCGCCCGTCAGCGGGGCTGTGGTGCGGCCGGAGGGGCATCTGCGCCCCGGCGTTCCGTCCCGGCCGGCCGCCGCCGGGCCAAGGGTCATGAAAACCACTGTGTGTTTATCCAGCAAAACGGGGCCGTTCCGCCCCGGCGCGCGCCGTCGTCCCCCCGCCGCGCCCGCGCGCTAAATAGGGCGCTTTCGACTCATCGCTGCGTCGCCCGCCAGGGCGCGCCGGCACGGCGTGGCCAGCCGCTCAGCAGGCCATAAATTCTGACGCAAAACGACGCACCAAACGGGTCATTCTGCTGTCGTGCCTTAGATGGAAAACCCGCAGGGGAAGGGGTCCGTCGCGGTGGAGCGAATGCCTAAAGGGCAGGTGCGCTTACCTGCAATTTATCGCTGCACCATCAACGGATCATTGAAGCGACGAATCCGAACATGATGACGATCGAATTGTTGGCATACATAGGTCAATGGGCCGACGCGGTGAGCCACGTGGCGAGTGCAGGCGCCGCGTTGGTTACGTTCTGGTTTGCCTTGCGAAAGCTCCGTCGGAGACGATTCCATCGTGCTCGTTTGCGACCTAATAGAACCACTGAACCTTTATGAAGGTTCGGTGTCGCGACTGCCGGGCAGCGGGAACAGTTTCGAACTGACCCACTCTTCGAGAAGATCCCCGATAGGCCGTCCAGACACTTCTTGCGCCTTTTTGATCGTGCGGACCAGATCCTCTGCGTGTTGCCACGTGGACGCCACCCCTGAGGACAATGCATCCGGCGGAAGTAGATCTGGTAGTGGATCCGCTTGCTGACCATCCTCGATCGCTGCGCGTTGCTCCATATCTCTTCTCCGGGATTGGGCCTCCCAATACCGGGCTAATCCATCGAGCTTCTGTACCTGGTCGGCCGGCATACGACTGAACAGCCCGCCCACATCGCTGGCGATATAGGGGTGCGTTATATGTGTACCTTCCTGCTTCTTCAGGAAGTGTTCACAGAAGTCCTTCACACGTCCAGGTTCGACGGGCTGACGGCCCTCCAGTTCGTCTTCGATTTTGCCGAGGTCATTCGGTGTCGCGCAATCTACCCAAAAGACCGGATAAGGCACGCCGTTAGTGACGCCCTTCAACGGTATGCGGCCCTCGTAATAGAAGGTGAGTCTCGGTACGGCTGTGATGGGCGCCGGCATTGTGGTCAATGCGGTAGCCAACAGCAGAGAGAGATCTGCCGCGAGTACAAACTTGCGAGGCG